GACGACCTATCGACATCGCCGCGCTCGATACTCACGAGCGCATCCCGCGCCCACTGCGTATCCGGCGGATCGATCTCCGAGTAAATCCCGGTGTCATCCTGCTGCAACCGCAGCGTGCCCGTGGTGGTCCGTCCCAGCACCTGGTCAGACCGATGCTGCCACAGCGCGTGGATATCCTCGCCTTCCGTCGCAAACGCCCCGGCGACAATCACCTCGCGCCAGCCGCCCAGGTCCACACTCAGATCACCATACGGCACAGCCCGCTGCACAATCCGCCGCCGGCCATCCTCCAGCGCCCGCAGCTCGCACCGTCCAGCCATCCATGCCCGTCGCTCCATTTCCTTGCTCATCCGCCAACCTCCATCGTCCAACCAGTCCTACCCGTCCGACCAGTCCTACTGTTTCCCAGGAAACACTACGCCGCCACCACCTGGCAGTCACAGCCATCATGCAGCGGCGCGTGCCGCACATTCCCGGCCATCCGCAGCGCCGAGCCAACCGCATCCACCAACTCATCGCCCATCTGCAAGAAGAACTGAGACGGGCCAATCTCCCGGCCGTTAAGCTGCTTGCAATAATCGCAGCTCTCGCCGAACGAATACCAAATCATCCGTAGCACAAAATACGCGTAGATCGTCGTCGCCACCGCGTTGATCAGCCGCGTGCCCTGGTCGCGTGAGAACCGCTCTGCCGCCGTGGTTTGGATCTCATCCAGCGCCGCCTCTACCGCCGGCAGCGGATCATCGCCCGCATCCTGCGCAGCGCGCGTCGCGCCAATCACAGCCCGCCGGTGGTCGCCAACCCACACATTGCACCGGCTGTCCGTGTAGTTATAGACCCAACTCTCCAGCTCATCATCTGGCCAGCGCCGGCCAGTCTCACGCTCCACGCTGTCCACCGTCAGCTCCGCCGCCGAGGTCATCGTCGACAGCAAATACTCGCGCGCCGTGTGGCCATGCTCCCGGTAAAACTCCTGCACCCACGTCTCAAACTCCGCCACGGTCCGCCGCTCCCTACCTCCGAGCTCGGGCCGGTCTCCCGACCGTGCCCGCTCCGCCTTCAGCAGCCGCCGCGCCGCATTCCGCACATCGTTCACCTCACGGTTTACCAGCCGCTGCGCCACATCCCCAATCGACCGCCGAAACGATCCCGCCATCCGCTGCCGCTCCTGCCCGACGCGCGCGATCTCATCCGCCGATCTCCGCTCAATCGCCCCCGTCCAACTCATCCGACCAGTCCTACCAGTCCGATCCGTCCCACTCCCCTCCTCCGACCCCGCCTCCACCATATTCATCGGCTGCAAGAAGACATCCCCGCCATCCACAGGGTTCAAGTTCTCGCGCTGCCGGATCTCATTGACACTCATCCACCCCCACTGCCTGGCTGTCGAGTACGCCTGATTCCGGCTCACAGAGTCGCCGCGCAGCAACCCATCCACCAAGAACTCGGCAAAATACCGATCCTGATCCCGGCGCAAAAGCAGCGAAACCAGCGCACGCGCCTCGATCCGTCGCAGCCACGGCTGCACAGAGTAGACCACATACTCCGTGCTCTGATGCTCGATGTTGCTGAACGTGGCACGGTCCAAGTCGCCAATCATGTGCGGAGGAACGCGAAACATGCCGGCGATCTCGCTCCTCTGAAACTTTCGCGTCTCCAAAAACTGGGCGTCCTCCGGAGGCACCCCGATCTTGGAATACTTCATGCCCTCCTCCAAAATCGCCAACCGGTGGGCATTCTCCAGACCTTGATGCCGGTCCTTCCACGTGGCCTGCAAGCGCTCATAAGCGCCGTCGCTCAGCCCGCCCGGATGCTCCAGTACCCCTCCAGGCACCACACCATTCCCGAACACGGCCGCTCCATACCGCTCGGCCGCCATCCCCAGACCAATCGCCTCCCGCGCCTGGCCCACCACCGACAATCCCTTTAGCCCGTTGGTGCGCATCGACGGCACGTGGAAAACCCACTCCGCGTCGAACGTTCGAGGGTCCTCCGGAATCTCTAGATCATACACCAGCCGCTTGGTGCTCAGCCGCCTGGGCGTCACCAGCCGCGGCGGAATAGGCCACAGGGCTGACACCTCTCCCTGGCCATCCACCACAATCTCCGCGTAAAAATTCCCCCACAGCAGCAGGTGGACGATGGCCATCTCCCAAAACTCGAAGCTGGTCATCTCCGGGTTCGGCTGGGTATGGAGGATGCGGTACAGCGGATGCCTCGACGCGCGCCGTTTGCCCGCCTGGCCATCCTGTTCCGTGCGCTCGTAGAGGATGCACGGCAGCGTCGCCACGCTCTCGCTCAGCACCCGCACGCACGCCAGCACCGCGCCATACGCCAGCGCGCCCTCGTCCGAGACCATCACGCCCGAAGCCGTGCCGATCCCGCCCCGCAGCGCCTCGATCAACGCCCGATCCGGGTTCTTCAGCGTGCTATCTCGCCGCTCATTTTGTCGCGCCAGCCTGCTCAATACACCCATGCGCTTCACCGTCCTACCAGTCCTACACGTCCGACCAGTCCAACTCGTCCTACCCGTCCGACCCAGTCGCCCGGCTCACCAACCACAACCCAATCACCAACAGCAGCGCCCCGCACACCACCAGCGCCAGCCGCCAGTCATACGCGCCCAGGCCGGCGCCCAGCATCACCAGTCCTACAATCACCATCCAGTCACTCAAGTCCAACGTTCGCACGCCAACCTCCAACTCCGTACTCTGTCCTACCAGTCCGACCTCGTCCTACCAGTCCAACTCCGTCCGACTCTCCACTACACCACCGCCTGCAACCCAGCCGGCAGCACCACAAACGACCCCTTCGCCAGCGTCATAGCCTCATCCGGCGCCGGCGTCGTATCGATACCCTTCAGCCACCACGTATACCCGCCGCCCGGCGTCACACCCTGCGTCTCAGCCACATGCACCACAGCCGTAAACGACGACGACGTTTTCGTCAGAGCACCATTCCCGGCGCTCACCGGCGCCGCCCCGCCGATCCTCACCAGGCCCGTATCCGAGCGCAGGTACAGCAGCGCCTGGCTATCCGCCTGGCGCTCATGCCGCTTCACGATCAGCGCCAGCGTCTCATAATCCGCCAAATCCAACTGATCCGAGGCCACCGTAAACCGCCACGTATCCGCCGCGTATAACATCACGGTTCCTCCCGAAACCGTCGTTACTACTTGCACTGTCGTGCCAGCCAGACCATTCAGCAACAGCGCCACCGCAGCGTCCACATCAGCAGTCTTGGCGACAGCCGCCAATTGCGTGTCCAGGTTCGCCGTAGCCAGACCGACTGCCGCGCGAACGCCAACTTGGTCTACACCGAGAACGCGAGCAATGGACCCTACGTTGACCTGCCCGTACTGCACGCCTTCGTTGTACTGCCCATACACCATGCCAAGGTTCATCTCTCCATAAGCCATGCCATAATTGTGCAGTCCATACCTCGCGCCAAAGTTATACTGCCCGTATCCCATTGCGTTGCTGTTGTGGACATGCAACGCGCCCTGGTTTGCCACGTTCGCCAGTATCTTCACCTGGCCGAATGTCACCGCGGGCTGCGTCGATGCCAAGGTCACAGGAACAGCAGCGCTTTCCACCGTCGCCTCGGCGTAGTCCGTACCACTCTCGCCCCAAACGATGTACCCGCCCGTATCAGGAACGACCACGCTGGCGCGGTATGTGCCAGCCACAGAAGTCTCAGCTACGCCCGCAGTCGTCCACGCGCTGTACTCCGTGCCGTCCAGGTTGAGCACGCGATAGCCAATGCTCAACCCCGTTTTGCCTGCGCCTAAAACCGCCGTTGCTGGTACAGTCTGTGTCATGATACAGCCTTTTGATACACCTCGAACACCTGCTGTGCGATCTGGGGCCAACGATAGCCAGCGGCCGTCCGCCTGCCGCTGGCGACCAAAGCTTGCCGTTCTTCAGCGGGCATTCCCATCGCATAGCGCACGCCAGCAGCGATACCTTCAGCGCTCACCGGAATGAGCAAGCTGTTGTCAGTGTTGCAGAACTCGCCCAGGCCATCGACGCCCGTGGTGAGGAGCGGCGTGCCTGCCTCCATTGCCTCCAGGGCGACAATGCCAAAGGGCTCGTGCGTGGAGGGCATTAGCACCGCGTCCGCGTGTTGCAGCGCAGCCCACTTGGCGTCGCCTTCCAGATGGCCGAGCAGCGTCACCCGATCGCCCAACGCCTGCAACCGTTCCCACAGCTGCGGCGCGCCGCCGCGCTCGCTGCCGGCCCAGAAGAGGCGCGCCCCCTCCGGCCACAGATCCTGTTCCAGCACATCCAGCAGCAGGTGCGTGCCCTTCTGGATGCACGCCCGGCCCATGTAGAGCACGTTCGTCTCGTCGCCATAGAAGGCAGGGCGAGGTTGCTGGGCAGGGCCTTGCTCCACACCGTTGGGGATCACCACCATCCGCTCGGCCGCCTCAGGAGCCAAGAGCGACCAGAACTGCTGGTATGCCTGGCTGACCTGGATCACCGCCTTCGCCTCGCGCAGCGCCGCCATCTCCAGAGCAAGTGCCAGGTTCAGAAAGGCCTGCTCCTCCCTGGTAGGAAGGATGTCGGAGTGGAAGGCCAGCATGGTCTGGCTGAGTTGAAAGGTGACGACGAGCGGAACCTGAAGCCGGCGAGCCAACCGGATGCCTGCATAGACCGTGCTGTAGTCGAAGGCATGGACAAGATCGGGCTTCCGCTGCTCAGTCAGCCACAGCCCGGCATCCAGAAAGTCGGCTTGCGTGTATCCTCCTGTCAGAGGAACAGGAAGATCAACCGCCGGCATCAGGATAGGGTGCATGTGAGCAGGCACATACAGTAGCTGCGCTTCTTCGACCATCTTGCCTGCCGTTCCCACAACTGAGAACTGCACAGGCAAGCCGGCTGCCCGCGCGCCGCTGACCAGGCCGCGCAGTTGAACACCCATCCCGCCGAACGGGTGCTCCCACTCGTCGGGCATGAGCACAAGGGAGGTCAATGCGCTAGATGGCATAGATGTTTACGGTAGGGCTGAAAGCCCAAGGGAGGTCAATGCGCTAGATGGCATAGATGTTTACGGTAGGGCTGAAAGCCCAAGGGCCGCCGCTGGAAGCCAGGCTGCGAATGGCCAGCCGCAGGTACGTGCCTTCGAGCCACACACTTTCCAAAATTCCCTTGGCAGCAGCACCGCTGTTACCAAAGGAAGCTGTCAACCCGCTCCCATCGTACCAGCCATACAGGCCGCTGCTTTGATACGGGGCGAATAACTCGCCGCCTGAGACATACTTGCTGGCGTCCAGCCACTCGTTGCCCATGTTCTTGGTCAGCCGCATAGCTTCCTGATAGTTCTGAGTGGCAAACACCGCCGGATACGGCACAAAGCGACCGAGCGAACCATTGAACGTGTGATCGAGACCTACGGCTAAGGCGCCGAAGTTGAAGGAAAGCGCAAACGGATTCTGCGAGGAGTGGTAGGCGTCCGAGAGATCAGTGAAGACCACCAAAGCGCGCTTGCAAACGCGCCCCAGATCAACTTGGGACACTGTACGAGTCGAAGCAATGAAATAGCCGGATAGCGCCTGACCGCGCTTGATCACCGGCCACGTGGAATCGAAATGGTCAGCACCGACAATACCATGGGAGAGGTGGCGCTGTTGGATTGCCTGATCAGCAATCACACCACTGGTGAATGGAACTGAGATAGTAGCCATAGTTGTAAACCTCCAAAGTTCGTCTGCAAGATTAACCGATCACAAATTGGACATCGCCATTGTCGATGTCGCCGTCATCAAACAAGAAGACCAAAGAAGAAAGCTCAGACAGAGCCTCGACTTCGACGGAAGATGCCATTGCCCGAAGAACAAACATGCCCGTCGTATGATCATAAACCAACGCCTTGCCGTCATCAGCAGCACTCAGAGCGGCGCCAAAGTCGTCGGCATCCTGCAACTTCGTGATTATCCGCAGCGCAGTACTCATGCGTTTCCTTCCTACTCCAAACCCATCCAATCCGTCCGATCAATCCAATCCGTCCAACCCATCCGATCACCCTACCTTCGTCTCCATCCACGCACCATCATCACAGCCACGCCCGCGCACAGCACCAACGCCGGCGCCAGCAGGCCCACTGTAAAGGTCACAGTCGTCACCTGCGAAAAACCAGTTTCGCTGGCCACCCACAGCGCCGCAATACCCGATAGCGCCCACAGCGCCATACTCATCGCCAGCGTGCCAGCCCAGAAGTCACCCACGCAGCGGCCCCGGCGAAACCGCAGCCAAAACAACACCGCCCAGAAGACGCCGAACGTTGCAATCGCCGGGTACAGCACCACAAACCTGATCTGCTGCATCGCCTCAATCACAGCACCCTCCAGGTGACCACCATCAACAGAACGAAGAAGACCAGCATCGCCAGCCCGCTTGCCGCGACGTATGCCCGCGGGAACGCCACGCCCGACCGTAGCAAATGCACATCGGTCTTCAGCTCCGCCAGTTCGCGCTGCATTGCCTCCTGCGTCGCCTTGATCGCTGCCTGCTCCGCTCTGATGTCGTTCACAACCTCGTTCATCCGCTCAAGCTTTCCATCCACCGATCTCAGCGCCGTCTCGTTCATCCGTGCATCTCTTGCCACTTCATAGTGAGGCGTGGCCGTCTGACCATCGCGCGGAAACAATTTCGGCCGGTTGCGCTGGTCAGGCTCCAGCCTCGCCCGGCCAATCTCATGCGCTCGCCGCAGCGCCGCACTATTCGCCAGCGCCTGAAACAAACCGATGCTGTACCGCCGTGCCCCGACATCCGACACATCCGTACCCATCCACGCAATGGTGTCGATCCCATACGCCGGCAGCACCTCTGAAAACGAATGACCACTTTCAGGCACATCCGCCGACGCGCACACTGCCAACACCGCCAGGCCCACCCTGCCGGCGAGCTGGCTTGCCAGCCACTGCGGATCGACCCGCTCACCACCATCCAAAACCAGCGCGCCTGCCTCGCCGTGACCGATCCACAACACCGCATCATACTGGCCCCGGCTCAACCGATCCACAATCCGCGCCCGCGTCACATCCGTAATCGGATCGATCCGCACGCCAGGCGTATCTCCAATTTCAGCCAATTCCCGATCCGATGCCAGCGCCGGCAAGCTCATCACCCGCGGCGCAATCGCCAACACATTGATCATCGCTCTCCTACACGTCCAACTCCGTCCAACTCCGTCTGACCCGTCCAACTCCGTCCAACCAAACCTACAACACCCTCAACCCCCTCCGCTCGTACACCGACTCGCCCGGCCCGCTCGCCAGCGACGACCGATAATGCGCCATGATCAACGCCACCATCCCGTCGATCTTCTCCGTCGACTTGCTCTTGTCCGGCTTCGCATTCCCTGCCGGATCGTAGCTCGCCGTCAGATTGTCCGCCATCCAAGCCAGCCCAGCGTGACCGCCATGGTTGATCGCACGCCGCTGGATCGCCACCTCCAGCGCCTTCATCGCCGGATTCATACTGACATAACCCTGCCGAAACTCCACCAACTTCTCCGGCGCCAGTCCGATCTTGTTCGTCACGCTCGTCGCGTTCCACGGATCGAACGCCAACTCCTGCACCTGGAAGAGGGTCACATCCTGCTCCACCTGGTGCAGGATGAAGTCGTAATCCACCACATTCCCCGGCGTCAGCGTCAACAGGCCTTGCCCGATCCACACATCGTAAGGCGCTCGCTCCTCTCGCACCCTGCGCTCCCAGTTCTCCTCTGGTATCCACATCCGCATCAGCACATCCGTCGGCTGGCCATCCGGCTGCGGAAACACCCAGGCCAGCGCCGTCACATCCAGCGTGCTCGACAAGTCCAGGCCACCCCAGCACGGCCGGCCGGCCAGCGCCGTTTCTTCCACCGGCCCCAGGTTGCACGCCTGCCACCGCTCCGGCGAGATCCACCGGCTCGCCGCCTGCGTCCAGACGTTCAGTTCCTTGGTCAAAAACGCGTTCAGCCGGCTGGGCATCTGGCCAGCCTTCCTCGCCTTGTCCCGCAGATCGTCCGCTTTCTTCGACACACCCAGGTTCGGGTTGGCCTTGATCCACGTGCGCTCGTTGCGCCAGTCCTCGATCTCCCCGGTATCCGGGTCCCGATCTAGGGTATAGATCACGCCATGCCAGGCGTCGTCGTCCACCACGCCCGACAACAGCTTCTCCGTGTAATCGTGAAACTGGTAGCACACCCCCTGCCGATTGCTGCCGGCCGTCGTCACCGCTGCCATCA